GCTCTTCTGTGTGATCTCCCAAACTTCAGACTGCTCCGTCTCGTAGTTCCAGACGACCAAAGCCCAGAAGTATTTGGCCTTGTCGCCTTCTCGGAAGTCGAAGCCCGCAGGCTCGTCCTCGCCGTTGCGCCACCTGATGGGCTTGTTGTCGTTTGACCACCGAACGAAGCCGTCGATAATCTGAAGAGACAGGACGCGGAGCTTGAGGGTCTCGCCCTCTTTTACTTTGGTGTAGCGTCCTTTGCTCGAGGGCATCTTGTGACCCTCTGGGATGAATGAAAAGTTGCTCATGTGTTGGTTGATGTTTGAGCGTTGTGATCCGATTGAAGGCCCAGATCGTCGCCTGTTTTATCAATGTCTTCAAAGCAGTTGTAAACAGCCACAATGCCGTCACCGATGGAGTGCCGCCCGTCTCCCAAGTATCGCACGATGTCGATCACATCACCGAAGGGGACGTGGATGAGGAGGGTGTTCTGTTGGAGTACTTTGATGAGGCCGTCCTGCACGAAGGGCATCTCCTTCTTCATTTCTTGCAGGCGTTCGCGCTGCTCTGGCCGTAGCCGTTCAAATAGTGTTTTCATGATGTTGATTGTTTTGACGAGCGCAAGATATAAAACTCTTTTGCACATATGCAAATAAAAAAAAGGTAGGGGCAAAAATTTATGCCCCGAGGAAGCGGTCGATCGCTCTCTGGATAATCTTAAAAGCAAACAGCCCAGCAAGTAGCCACGCGAGGATGGTCTGCCATGTAGGTCGCGGCTCGTACTTGATGACCGGAGGAAGCTCCACCTCCTCGATGATGCGGATCGTGTCGGTCATACAGACCCCCTCCACCTTCAGAGTGTCGTGTATGCGCTTTATCTTGATTTTAAGGCGTTCTTTTTCGATTGTGATGGTATCTATCGGAAGAGCCACAAACGTCGTCTCTGCGCGTATTTCTTCGATGACGATGGTAGTGTCCACGATCTCCACCTCGGGCGGTTGAATGATGCTCGGGTCTTTGGCGATGGCTCTGCTTAAGTGCCAGTTCGCGGAGCAGGAGGTGAGCGACAGGATGCAGATGGCTGTGATCAGGATCAGCACCTTGAGGATGTCGCTGTCAGGAATATGCAGGCGGTATCTGGAAGTAGAGAACCTTGTCATCGTCGGGGGCGTATTGATGCAGGCAAAAGTAAACAAGGAAGAGGCTACCGTCCTCATAAACTTGGTAGCAAGGATTCATGCTTTTACCCCTCGAGGGTGTCCCCTTTGACGATGTAGATGGTGTCGTGGTAGATCGTGTCGTGGTGTATAACCTTCTCGATGTCGCGCTCCAGAGTGGGGAGGAAGAAGCGCACCTCAATCCACGCGAACATTGCAAAGGCGAGCAGGGCGATCACAAGCCATTGAATGAGCTCCGCGATGAACTTGCCCTTGTTCACTTGGTGACCTTATCGAAAAACTTATGGTAGAAGGCCTCGACCATTTTCAGCCCACCGAAGCCAACGATGAAGGCCGTGCCGTATTGACTCGAGCCTGTCAAGTTTAGCCAGTCGATGAGAACAGGGGCGAGGTAGTTGGCCGACATTGTGCCCGTGACTACGCTCAAGAGCTGCTCCTTCAGGTCGCGCTTCTTCTTGATGGTGATGAGGCTGCCGAAGAATCCCCCGATCATCAGCCCGATGTTGATGCCTATCTCGTCCAGATCAAATTTCATCTTTTCCGATTGTCGTGATCTTGAGAACAAATTTACGAGGCAAAGCCCGCAGCAACTTGGTGATCGTGTTGCGGGAGTTGTACACATCGAGGTGTCCGTCGTTGTTTATATCCTTAAGTCCCTCACCCACAAGGATGCAGCCGTGTGTATCTCTGTGATAATTTCCTGCGTGGATGAGTATCTGGGAACGGCTGCCCGTGTCTTGAAGCCAAAACGACTGTCCGAACTTGGGGCTGATGTGCTTGATGACTGGATAAATACCGCCCGGTATTCGTGAGATGTTGCGCTCATTGTTCCTCCACGGCAGCTCGAGGGTTTTGGCGAGCTCGATGCCGTTGCGATCTTCGAGCCTTCCTGTCGTCTGCCACTCGTCCTCCTGCTCTCGGATGAGGTGGAGGCGTATCTCGTCGCTTTTAGCTGCCACTTGTGATCGTGTTGAGTTCCGTCTGCGTGAGGGCGGTGTCCCAGAGGGCGAAGACCTTGATCTCGTCGCTGTCGTCGCTGCTCTTCCCTGTGATGCGTATCTCGTCAAAGTAGCTCGCATCGTTCCACTCGGTGATGCTGTGCGTCTTGGTCTCTCCGTTCTGGCTCATCAGAATCGTCGGGGTCGCGCTTGCTGCTGCGCCTGCTCCACTCCATGAGACCGCGATCCGTGTCACGATGTGCGTGCCATCGCTGTCGAAGATCGTCCCATCCGAGGAGACCACTCCCGAGCCCGCCTGCACGATGCTGAAGCCTGTGTTGAGCGTTCTGATGCGGTTGTTGTTGAAGTCGGAACTCAAGCCGATGTCGATGAATCCCGTCACGCTGTCCGGCAGCTTGCCCTCAATCATCAGCGTCCCGGCTGTGCCCGTGAGGATGCTGTTCGTGACGATGTTCGAGAGGGTGAAGGTGGCGGCTGCTGTGCTGTTCTCCACGCGGAAGGATGGGCACGTCTCGGGGTCTCCCGCTGTGCCGTAGTGCAGGGCGGGGACGTTGGTGGCGATGCCTGTCTCCGTCGTTCCGTCGCTCTTCGTGCGTGAGGATGTCGCTGCTCTGGCGAACGTGAAGTCTCCGCCTCCATCTGTCGGAATAACGCTGTATGCTTTTGCTGATTTGAATGCAGATGCGACGAGCAGCAAGCTCGCGGAGTCAAAGAGGTTCGCCATGTTTTAGAGTTCTTCCTCGGCCGTCCAGTCGTCCGAGAGTGATTCTGTAAAGATAAGGCTGCTCTCTTCATCCGGTTCCGTGCTATGTGCAACAATAGCCCACTTGCTCCCGTCAGGGTGTTGGCGTGGGTTCGCCCAATTGCTTGTAATGCTGCCCTTGTACGCCTTCACCTCGTTTACCTTTTGGTTGTACTGCTCAACCTCTTCGCGTGTTCCTATGTACCAACTCATGGCGTGTAGATGTCAAAGTGGTCGTTGATGTTCGTTTCCATGCCCGTGCGGTTGGTGCTTTGGTCGGAGTCGAAGATGATGAGTTCTTGGAAAGTTCCCGTGTAAAATTGTCCGCTTGTTTGGCTTTGATTGCTGCCCAAATATCCTAAAATGCCCGTCCAATCTGCCGCCTCGGTGTTTGACCCTTGACTTGTTCCATCTACATAAATTTCCAAGCTATCTGCACTATCTCGCTCGATGGTTAAAAGCTCTTGAGTGTTTGGCGTATATGCAGAAGAGTATGTATGAGTCGTGCCGTTAATCCTTAACTCAATGTTTCCATTATCATACAATCGTATTCTTTCGGTTGAAATGGTTTGATTGTGGAGGAGTATCCCCCATGTGCCGCTTGGGTTGGAGTTGAGTGCCGTTGTAATAAAGAACTCATCTGACAAAGTTGTGGGCGTTGTGAAGCTGAAGTAGTCATCCACCCCATCAAAGTCAATAGCCGCCTTGCTGTTCTCCTCTACCAATGTCCCCCCACTTACGACAAGTGGCTGCTCGGATTCGGTCGAGTTGGTCGCATCGTTGCCGTTGCCCGTTTGGTCGTAGAAGGTTGTTACCGCTCCGTCTGCCGTGGTTTGAGTGACTACAATGTTTTTCAAGTAGAAGACATTTGCCCCCGTTGTTGTGGGCGTTATATCTGACCCATCATATGCTTGGAATCTTAAAGCCGAACCTTGTGTTATTGTTATCGTTTGGTCGATGCTCGTCCAAGTGTCGGTGGCGGTTACATCAGCAAACGTCTCTGCTCCGTAGCCTGTCCAAATACTAACCTTGTCAATCTCCGAATTGGTTGATGGTAAATACACATCGGCTTGAACCCTAAAACTATTCCCCCCACCCTTTCCGCTGAATGGAGCGATAGAAGCATACATTTGCCCCGTTCCCGTTATTGTGCTGAACTTGTAAGCATCATCCACCCCTCCAACGCTTTGGGCTGCTGCCCCCGTTCCATTAGTTTCGGTTAAGTCTTCCGTGCTTGAAAAGTCAGAGGTGTACACATCCACATCCTCATTCACAAAAGTGGTCAGAGCCGTGGTGTCCAAGTCCCCGTTCGCATCGAAGCCTATATCTTGCTCGGTGTCATCCGATGACCTTCTCACCCGTATGGCGTTGAGCGTTTCGGCCTCGGTGAACTTCCTTAAAGAGTAGTAAGCCGTAACCCCTCCGAAAGCATCGCCGAAGCCAGCGTAAGCCGGAGCAGGGGCGCTGCCGCTGAACGATCCGTCCGTCTTCACATAGTCGCCCGCTGTCGCTCCCTCGTTCAACATCGCGCCCCAGAACTCAAGCGTCCGGGCGGTGTTGTCGTTGTTCTGGAGGGAGAGGTCGTAATCCCCCGCCGTGGTCGTGGTGAAGGTGTAGCTGAAGCGCGTCCATGAGGTTGTCGCTGTCTTGCTCTCCGCATCTCCGAGCGTCACATTGCGAAGCCTGAAGTTCTGCGTGCCTGTGTTGACCTTTGCGTAGATGCTGAAGGTATACTCCTTGGAAGCCTCAAGCGTGACCCTCTGCTGAAGGCGTGCCTGTCTGTTGGCGGTGAAGTCCACGCGCTCGGCTGTCGTCCCCCCATTGGGGTCTGTGATGGTATTGGCCGAGACGGTGGGCACGTCCGTGGTGTCGGGCAGCCTGTCCCAGTCGATTGTATTGTCGAGGTCTTCGGAAGCCTTGAGCAGGTTCAGTCCAAAGCCGGGAGGGGCTGAATCGATGAAGAGCGTGTTCGCACTCCAAGCCTTGTCCCCCCACCATGTGGACTTGTAAATCTCTCCCCAGTTGTTGCTGTTTGCCATATCAGTAGACCCAACGATTTGACCTGCGTGAATGATTCGGATGCATGCCGTCCTCCTGCGCTGCCGTGTACTCGGGGAAGCGCGTCGGATAGTATTCGAGGTGATCGACGAGCCGCCTCTTGTAGTGGTCGCCCACATCCGTCTGCTTGGTGATCAATGCCTGAAGCTCATCAATCGAGGGCGTGGTCGCGTTCTCGCTCTGATGTCTGAAGACTCCCGCGTTGCTCACCTCGTAGGCGTGGAACTGGTAGAACTCCGCAGCGGCTAAATGGATGAGGCAGGGCTGCACGAACTCGGTCAGGAGCGTCGAGTAGTTGCCCGCCAATGTGCTGCCGCTGATGTCGCTCTGGAGCTTCTCGTATAGCTTCGTTCCGAGGATGGGGAGGATGTGGATGTCCTGCGCCACCTTTATGTGTGGGATGATCTTGTCGGTGTCCACGTTGCCCCCGATCAGCGTGTAGCGGATCAGGTCTTCCCTCTGTATGAATAGCACGTCGCTCATCGTCTCCCTTGGTTTGGCATATCAATGGGGCGCATCTTCGCGTCGTCGTAGCCTGCCGGGTTCATGTTCTGCACCCCTGCGCTCTTCGCTGCGCCCTCGCTTGTGCGCTTGTAGTTCTCTTCGATGTCCCTGCGCGTTGTTCCCTTCTCGGTCTCGTCCAATGGCTTGACCTTCCCGCCCACTTGCTTGCGCTTGAAGATCATCCTAAACCAACGATGATGACAATTCACTCCACCCTTGAACCGCCAGATGGAATAAGATGACGATCCTTTGGGCGCGAACTCGGAGTTCACCCCTGCGCTGCTCATCTTCTCGATGTCCTCGCGCCTGTAATAAACGCCCTGCTCTGCGTTGGCGACCATGTTCTTGCAAAATGTCCTGCTGTTGTCTTTGGTTCTCTTCGGGTCGTAGCGGTAGCGAATCTTGTAGATGCCTCCGTCGTGGCGGCTCTTCTCCTCTGGGTCTGCGAATCTCTTGAAGAACTTGAAGACCTCCCCATCTGGTTCGTCGGGGTCAGTCACCTCCTCCTCATGAACGAGCTCCCACTCGTCGAGGTCAACCTTGTCGCCCTTGTCTTCGAGGTACTTCAGCCATGCCTCCTCCGCTGTCTCGCTGAAGTGAGGGGCTTCGATGCTCATCTCGACCTTGTTCAGCTTCGCGGGGGTGGCTTCGGCTGCTGCCGCCTCCATCATGACCGGGGAGAGGTCTTTGAAGTAGAGCTCGATCTCCTGCCCGTTGTGTGCCATGACGCTCTCGGCTGCTTCTGTCACCAAATGCCTGAAGGGCTTGATGACGCTGTTCTTGAAAAGCTCATACGCGACCTGTAACTCCTCCGCGTTGTTTCCGAGGCCTGTGTTGTCCTTGATGCCCAAAAGCATGGGAGACGTGATCCTGTGCGCCACCATGACCTTGCGAATGCACTCGTCGGAGAGAAACTGGTACTGATTGTGCGCATCGGATAGCTGCACCGCCTCGATCGTTGCCGCATTGTCTGGGCTGTCATTGAAGGCGATGATGGCCTTGCCGCTGTTGGATGACCCTCCCCACTTCGCGAGGATGTCGCGCTCGATCTCGAACTGCTCCTCGATCGGTGGGACTCCATTGTTGAAGTTGATCATCATCGAAGGCGCGAGGCCGTTCTTGATGTTGTTCAAGTGGTAATTCGCGATCTCTCCCTCGAGCTCTGCATACTGAAGCCCTCCCTGATAGTCCACAGGGCTGAAGTAAACAGACCCGGGGCTGTAAGATTCAACGCTCAAGATGGCCACGTCGTCGCCTGCCGCTTGATGCCCGAAGGCGGGGAAGGCTTGAGGGGCGAACTTTGGGCTCTTCGCCTTGCTCCAGTCGTTGGAAAAGTAGAAGGTGTCCACTTCACCCTCGTCGTTCACCTTCGCAGGGCGCAGATAGTTGCGGGGGATGTGGAAAGCACCCACCACCTGACCCTTGTCGAGGGTGAGCTGAAAGGATGCATGGCCGAAGAGCTTGAGGTCGTGGCATACACGACGAACATCCTCGGCTTGGAATATCTTGATGAAGTTCACATAAGCCTCGAGGCTGCTCCCCTCTGCTGCCTCCATGCCCTCGCCATAGATCAGATCGCTGATCCCTTGAATCGCTGCGTTATTCGTTGGCGAAGAGTGGAAGAGGTCGATCAGGTACTGGTAGAAGTTGTTGTCCTCTCCGTACTCGACCCACGCATTGCGAGGCTTCTCGCTCACCTTCGGGGAGGTGTAGCTTGCGAGCTTTAATATCTTCAAATTGTGATCCATTTGGCAGTATTGTCAACGGGTTGCTGCGTCATCGGCTGCTTGTCGTAGACGCTGAAGTCTTGGAGGTCGGTGCTGTTTGTGCAGAACACCTTGCCTCGATAAATCTCATTCAATATCTCCCCGCTGTTGAGGTACGAAGTTACGAGTTCATTCGCCTGCCTTCTCGTCTTGCTCGTGTAAGGATCAACGAGATTTGTAACACATTGGAAGACGCTCTCCTCCCATCCCTCTACTGCCTCGAGGTCGTCCGTCACCCTCTTGCGGTAGATGGTCGGCTCGTCGAGGGCTGACATGGTAGAAGACAAAGCCCCAGAGGGCAGCCTGAACACCCGGAGGTAGTAGTACAAATTTTCATAAAGGGGGAAGGTTCGGGTGATGCTGACGTAGCTGTCGTCTTGTATCCCGTAGCCGATCATTTGAAAGGTCGTGCCGCTCTCCTCCTCCTGAAGGTGGAGCAGGTACTGGAGCGCACCAATCGAGCGAGGCGCGAACTTGATGGTCTGCAAGTCTGTCTGCGAGCTTGTCAGGATGTGCATCTGTCCCTTGTGGTTTTCACAAAGTTAAAGCATTCAGAGGCTTGTTGAGGTACTTGGGTATGTTGATAAAAAAAAGGAGGGCGCGAAGCCCTCCTCCTGTCAAACAATAAACCAACACCAACGAGGAGCAGATCAGCTCCATGTGTCGGGTGCTAAGTTACGAATTTGTGCCTTCAGTCACAGTCCCGAGGAGAGCCTCGAAGGTTGCTTCTGTCAAAGCGTTGTCCATGAACTTCGGAAGAGTGCGCTCCTGTGCCGTGAAGGTCAGGGTGTAGCCCGAGAGGTCGCCCATCGCGTTGCCTGTCACCAGAGTGCCTCCAGTTACCTCGCAGCCGTACTCGTGGCCGACGATCATCCTGTTGTCGTTGTTGTCCACCACGACGATGTGAGGGCGTCCGTGTGCCATGATCGCGAGCTCTGCGTTGTCCTCTTGGGAGAGCTTCTTGAAGGTCAGCTCGAGAGTGCTCTCGAAGAAGGTCGTGCCCGTCTCGCGTGAGCTGTTGATGTTCGTGGTCAGAGAGGAAGCGTGGCGCACCTCGTAGACTACCGCGTCAACGTCAGCCGTTCCGGCAGCGTCTGCGATGTCTGTCACCTCACCGCTCACCTCTGTCAAGGTCAAGGGCTCGAAGTTGATGAGGTAGATTTTCTTGATCCCACCGACCACATCTTTGCAAGGCTCTTTCCGTCCGAGTGTCAAATTGCAAGCCATTTCTTTTTGTCTTTTTAGAGTGAAAAAAAAAGGGAGGGATTCAGCCCCTCCCCCTTGAATTGTCTATCTAATCGCTCTTAATTGTACAGAACGATGTCGCTCGCGTTTCCGAACTGAACGCCTGCGGTCATGCGCATGATGATGCGGACGTTCTGGCTTCCGTCGTACTGCGCCATGTCAATCACGCGCACCTCGTTGTGGTCGTTCAAGAGACCAGTTCCGAAGAAGAGGTTGCTCGAAGGAGTGGCGACCGCTGTGTTGTCAGCGAGGCCGGGGCACATTACCAGATTAACTCCGTCGAAGTTCATCGGCTTGCGTCCGACGTACATCTGACCCTCAAAGCCTGCTCCGGGAGTGAGTGCGTCAGTCGCAGTACCTACGGCAGCGAATCCACCGAGAGCACGCTGATAAGCGCGGGCGATATTTGAAGAGACGTAGACCTTCAGGTCGCTCTTGCTGTAAACAGCAGAAGGGATCGCGTCGACAATCTTGCCGAGCTCGTCCACTACATTCGAGGCGGTGACGGTTGCGGCTGTGATTTCTCCACCGGGAGTGACTGCGTCGATCAGCTTCTCGAAGCCGTCGAAGTGGTTCACGGGGGCAGAGCCTGCGGTGTCTCCCTGCCAGATGTTCTTCTCGATCTCCTCGGCTACCTTCTCGGCAACGTGGGCGAGCATGAAGTCCTCGAAGGATTGAGGCAGCTCATGGTAAGCAGAGAATCCCATCTCGAGGGCTTGCCAGTTGTTCAGGAAGTCGCTCTTGCAGACCTCGAGGTTCACCTGAAGCTCCTGTGGCTCGATGACGCGCTCGGTCAAAGTGATGGATGAGCTGTCCGTGAAGTCACAAGAAGCGGAGCTGATCAGGTTGCCTGTGGCTACGTTCTGAACTACTTGCTTGAATTTGACGTTCGGCAGGATGGTGATCTCGTTGTTGGCGAGAGTTGTTCCTGAAAGCAGGGCTGCACTTATGTACTTGCCTGCAAATTCACCGGCGTAGCTTACGCCTGTATCAGTAATTGAGGGCATTCTTTTGGGTTTTTGATTTTAGTGTCTTACTTGTTCAAGTGCTTGAATACGTTGCCCATCGTGGTGCTGCGCATCTGCGGCTTGAACCAGTCGATGGAGTCGGGGCGAGTGCCTTCGGGCTTCACCTTGATCTTCGCGCTGACCTTCTGGGCAGACGCTTCGACAGCGACCTCCTCGGCCTTTTCCTCGGCCTTCTCTTCAGTCTCTTCGGCTGCTGCCTCGGGAGTGGTCTCCTCGCTGCTCATCTCTTCCTTCTCCTGCATGGCCTCCATGACCACCTCGCGGACGTATTGGCGCAGCTCTTCGCGGAGCTTGTCCATGTCACCGAGTTCCTCTTCTTTCTCATCCTCTTTGGCTTCGACCTCTGTGGCTTCGCCCTCCTCGCTCATCTCTTCCTTCGCCTCCTGCTCGACCTCGGCCTCTTCTTTCTCCTCTCCTGATCCGATGCTCACGATCATGCTGCTGTCGTTCACCTCAACCTTGCGGCCATCCTCGAGCTCGTATGTGCCCTCGGGCATCGGTATCTTCTCCCCGTCCTCGGTAACGATGAAAATGGCTTGACCCTCCTCGAAGCTGTCAGCCTCGATGGTTGTGCCTTCCTTCAGTTCGGCTTGAGCGAGTTCGGTCTTCACCGCCTGCTTCTCGTCAGCGTTCAGAGCTGAAAATATTTTTTGGATTATGGACATGCCTCGAGTTTAATGTCACAAAGGTCAGATAAAAAAAGACCCCTACATTGAGGGGCTTGCTTTTAATTTTCGAAAGTGCCTGTGGATAAAGCCCTTGAGGTGGCTCTTTCCATCATTGCCCTGCCTTTGGCTTCTTAATGGTGGAGATATCCATCTTCCTGCGCCTCTCGAGCTCCACGCTGTGGCACTTCATGGCCTCCGTTGGTGCGCAGTCGCAGCCCTTGTGGAAGAGGTTGCAGGCGACAGGCACGCGCTCAAGGTCTGTCCTATCGGATCGAGTAAAGTCCATCTGCATCTTCGATGATTCTGAAATTGTCCACCATGAAGCTCCCGTCCTCGTACACCTCAACCCATGCCGCGCCCAAGTTCCACTTCGTAAAAGCGAAAGGTCGATACTCTGGAGCGAGTTCACAGAGGCATCCCGTAGACCAACAGGCGATGGCGTCCCCGTTGATGTTGCCCTCTTGGTGCTCGCTCGTCTGATGGTTGTGCCCTGCAAGGACCGAAGCCTTCGCCCTCATGAACAGCCCCCGCGCTGCATTGACAGGGTTGAAGAAGCTCCCCCCGAACTCGTGGCCGTGGATGATGTTCAGCTTGCCCGCCTTGATCTGTTGGTTGTCGGGGATGTAGGTGATGCCATGCTCCTCAAGGTGCAGGAACTGGGCGAAGCCGAGCGACTGCCCGAACTCCATCTCGAGGGCTTTGGCCATCTCTCCCGCCTTCTCCCACAGATACAGCTCCCACCGCGCCTCGTGGTTGCCGAGCTTGTAATATATCCGAGCCTCGGGGAACTGCCACCGCAGCCACTCGAGGAACTCACGCCCCGCCTCTATCTCTTCCACGAGGTCGGGCTTGTTGCCCTTCTTCAGGAAGCGGCTGATCTTCCAAAAGTCGAGGATGTCGCCATTCATCAGGATGGTGTCCACCTCCTTCTTCTGAAAGTAGTCCAGAGCTGCGCAGATGGCTGCGGGGTCGTGGTATGGGATATGCACGTCGCTGATGATGCCGATCCGCTTGCCTTCAATCTCGAAGGGCTTGTGCCTGCGGGCATGGCTCTCGGGGATGCTCTTGCCTCTTTTCTGCGCTGCCCCCCTGTCAGCGGGTGGTGCGTCGATGATCTTGTTCTTCCTTCTCTTCTCTCCTGACTGCCCTGTGTAGTAGCGGATGAGGGTGCGCACATTGTCCACGTCGTTCTCGGTGAACAGGTCGGGGTTGTCTCTGACGATGATGCGGGCGAGCGTCTTTTTTCCGAGTGGTTCGGCTTTATCGTTGAGGTCGTCGAGGTACTTTTCGATGTACTTCTTGACGAGTTCGCCCTCGGGTGTTGATTCGTTCGCTGCCATTGTGTTGGTTTTCACAAAGTTCAAAAATTTTCTTGAAATGTTTGGTATTGTTGAAAACGGTTGTATATTAGCAATGTCAAACAACAACAACCAAAAACACCAACATCATGACAACCATCGAAATCACTCCCCTCGCTCAAGTTCAAATGAATCAGCGCATCGACCTTCTGCTCGGAGATACGAGCAAGCTCGAGAACTTTAACGACTACAAATTCACCATCCCGATGAAGGCTCTGGTCACCGACATGGTAGTCTTGACCGACAGAGACTTCAACATCTTCAAGATGAGCCTCCTCGACAATCAAGAGTGGCTTTCAGGCAAAGGCGGAACAGATAGCGACTACCAGACAGAAACCGAAGACTGGCTTCAGATGAACGAAGAAGAGCGCGAAGCATGGAAGAAGCAGTCCTTCAGCCTCGTCGTTAAGGTGATGAGCACAACAGGAGAAGAGATTTTCATTGACCCGCAGGGCTACGATTACGCCCGCTACGTTGCAATCGCAAAATAAGACAAGCCCCTTCGGGGGCTTTTTTCTTTGAGAGGCTTCGGCCTCTTTTTTTATTTCAACCGCGCCTGCTCGGTCTTCGTCTTGGTCTTCATCTTATCGACGAACCACCCCTCGATGGAGAAGCCTCGAACCTTGCCCTCCTTGATGTACTCCTTCCAGACCTCATCGTTGTCGATCTTCATCGAGACCATCCAAGTGCCGACGGGGAGGTTCATCTTGTAGAACTTGCTCTTGTCGTTCACCTCGTCCTCGATGATCCAACTCTCCACCACGCTCACACCCTTCAGCCTGTCGCCCTCTTCGTGCTCGAGGTTGGTGCTCCTCTGGTAGCCGTTCTTCAGGAAGCTCTCCGACGCCTTGCGGGTGGTGTCCTTGCTGAAGTAGATGTAATATTCATCCCCTCCGTCGTTGCGGTAGATGGGCTTATTTGGGACGAGTGCCGCACCTGTCACGATGCGCTTGTCTGCGTCGCTCAAGGTCATGCGCATATACTCGGAGGAGAGGGCGACCCTGCCCTCCTGCTGCTTGGATAAGGCGACAAAGTTCTCCTCGATCGCGGGGTCGTAGACGAGGCTGATCGTGTCCACTCCGGCACGCTTCTCGTCCTCCATCATTATCAGCTCGATGATCTTCATGCTACAAAATTAGTCATTACCTCCGTACACGTCCCCGATGCCTTGGTTCAGGAGGTAGCCCTGACAGCACTCGATCTTGTAGGTGTTGTCTTCACAGAGGCACGCCCTGCGCCCTCCTCTCTTGCCTGAACGCCCCCATGTGAGGGACTTGTTGCCGATGGGTTTCTGGTAGCTCATTTCTTTCTTTTATATCCTCCACGCTCCCCGATCTCTGCCAGTTCGATGCCGAGCTCCTTCAGCTTGGACGCTGCCCACCGCTTCCCTGCCTTGCCTCCCCAGAGGAGGTAAGAGATAGTGCCGCACGCTTTGGTGTCGCTCTCGTCGTAGTAGGTTTCGGCTCTGCTCAAATAGCTGTACATCCGACGGATCACAGCCTCTGTGATGGGTTTTTTTTGTGCGAGTTGTTGGGCTCTTATCTTCCCGATTTGGGTCGCGCACTTGTTATTGACGCGGGCGTTCAGGGCGATGCCCCGCTTCGCGTTGTTGCTTACGGCTTCAGGATAATCGCTGTAAGATTCGAGGATTGTCTTCAGTTTTGCTTTCATCCGAATGAGGCGTTTCGTTCGATTCTTCTGTCGAGGGCTTGGTTGTCTGTCATCTCACCGCTGACCACATAGGCGCGGGTCGGTTTCTTCCCGAACTGGGCGAGCGATCGGGTGGCCTGCGTCATGGCTTCGTTGCCTCCCAAGATGGAGACGTTCGGCATGGTGGGCGTAGGTGCGCCCCCTCTGCCTGCTGCTGCTCCTCCACCGCCTCCGAATCCGTTGGGGACTGGAGTGCTCAAGATGTTGCGCACCTGTGCGAAGCCCGAGGCGAGCGTCAAGCCTGCCGCGATCTGTGGGCCGGGAGGTGGCAGGGGTGTGTTGGCGAGGGCGTTGGTGAACGCCTTGTATGTGTCGATGGTTGCGGAGGCGATGGCTGCGGCCTTCCCTGCTGCGCTCTCTCTTCCGAATATCTCACCGATGACATTCAAGCCAGTCTGCGCGAGGGCGACCCTTGCTTCTGCAAATTGCTCCTCCGTCCTTTGCTTCTGCTTGGCGATCTGCTCCGCGATCTCGCCCTCTTTGATCTGTTCGTCGATGCGCTCGAGGTGTGCCTTCTTCCGCACCTTGCTCATCTCGATTTGTCGGTCGAGCTCTGCGTTGAAGTTCTCCTCCATGATCGCCTCGTCCTCTTCCTCCATCGCGATGGCCTCCTTCATGGCCTTGATCTTGTCCTCGATGCTCTGCGTCTGCTGCTGCTCGGCTTTG